GACCGACACCGTCAAGGTGACCTACTTCTTCAACCGCACGGACACGCTGATCACGGACACGCTGACCGACCAGGTTGGCACCTCCGCTCCCCTGATCTACGGCGCGGTCGGCCAGAACTTCGTCATCACAACGGACTCGAACGACACCCTGGCGTTCACCGTTGACTCGGCTGACGCCGTCGCGGTCACGCTTTCCGAGAGCCCCACGGCGGGCTGGACCGCCGCGCAGGTGGCCTCGTTCATCAACAGCGCGGCCACGGGAACGACTCTGGTCGCTTCGACGGCCACGGACAACTTCGGCAACACGGTCCTCTCGCTCACCGCAGACCGCGACGTCATCGTGGGTGCGGGCACGGCGAACACCACCCTGGGCCTCACCAGCGGCACCGACACTGCACGCAACAAGGTCTTCTACACGTTCCAGAAGGCAATCGTCGACGGAACCAACGGCGGCGTGACCACGACCGACCCTGCCGATGTCACTGTCAAGGTTGACGGGACCCAGGTCATCCCGACTGCGGTTGACGGTGCCAGTGGCGCAGTGACCCTGCCCTTCGCTCCCGAAGTCGGCGCGGTCGTCACTTGCCAGTACTACTTCAACTCCTGGCAGGACACCTTCGACTACCTGGCCCACCGGAATGTCACCGACATCACCCGCTGCGGCCTGACCCCGGATCGGACGGACTACACCGACGGCACTGACTTCGTGCTCAAGGATGACCTGATCCTCTGGGGCACCGCAGTCCTGATCGAGTCGGGCACCCACACCACAGGGTCCACCTACTTCGACGACACGCAGATCTCCGGGACCCTGGTAGACACCCGACAGTACCTGGCCGCGTGCCCTGCCTACGTTGACTCTTCGGTGAGTCCTCCGGTCGAGGGTCGCAAGATCTTCACCCTGCCCCTCACCCCCACCACGGGCAACGGGCGCAACTCCCTCATCTCCTCGGCGACCTACCTCTCCGTGACGAACGGGCGCGTGGATCTCCCCACCAACCGTCCCGACCTCGTTCTGGTGTACTGGGGCTTCAGCCTCAGCGACGCCGTGAACCGTGGCGCGGTTGAAGTGACCCAGGTGGACTCCGACAACAGCCGAGTCACTCTGGCCGCTGCAGTCCCGGTGGGTGCGAGCGTCTACGCGACCTTCTACTACAACACCATCCAGGATGTGGAGTACACCCTCACCTCCGTCTCGGAAGGGGCCTCGGGGGTCGGCACCTTCTCGGTTGACGACGCTGACGGCGACGCGATGTACACCGCCCTGTACTCGACCAAGAGCGCAGGCCTGGCGACCATCACCGTGCAGTTCCCCAGCGGCTCGGAGAACACGGCCGACACTCGGTTCGAGTCCCCGTTCACCACGACCTTGTTCACGGGTCCTGTGGAGGAAGACGTCACAGTCACCTTCTCGACCCGCAACGCAACTCTGGGCTCGTACACGGTGCCCAACCCTGGCCCCTACTACATCATCGCGGGCGCCAGCGACAACTTCGATGTCGAGATTGACGCCGCGTCTTTGACGGGCGGGTTCGTCAACCTCTCGGACCCCATGGGGTCCGGCGCGGGCTTCAGTGCCCAGCTGGTCGGCGACGAGATCGGGTACGATGCTGACTCGGGCGGCATCACCTACGAGATTGACGCTACCAACGAGTCCCTTGACTTGCAGGTGGACGGCGTTCTTCTGAATGCTCTGGCCGCTGCCGACGCCACGGCGACCGCCGCCAACTACGTCGCTGCCCTCAACCAGGAAGCTCACGGCATCTTCGGGGCAACGGCTTCGGCGGGTGCCTCCGGTAGCATCACCATCCCTGCGGCTTCCGACCCCTCCGATGTGGACGATCACTACAACGGTTGGAGTGTGGTTTGTACTTCGGGAACTGGAAACGGCGTCGTTGTTCGTACGGTCACGGACTACGTCGGCTCCACAGGCGTCCTGACTCTGGACGGTGGCGTCACCTACGACGCCACCTCGGTGTTCTCGCTCTGGAACTCCGAAAGCGCCCCCTACATGACTGGCGCCACTCGGTTCCTGTCTTCGACGACCATCACCCTGGGTGAGTACGACGCCCTGGTGTTCAGCTACACTGGGTCGGCCGGAGGTCAGGAGACCTTCTCCGCGACGGGAGCCAACGTCATCGTGGCGGGTGTCTACACCAGCGCTTCGGCTCTGGCGACAGCGGTTCAGACGGCGGTGAACGCAGCCATCGCCGCAGGAACCCTGGCCCCCCAGGTCACCGTCGGCACCGACACCAGCGGTCGCCTTACCTTCACTCTGGAATGCGATCCGGCCGACACCGCAGGCGGCTACCTCGAGTTTGTGACTGGTGCTTCGACCGCCGTGGACTTCGCAGTCCTGGCAGGGCTGGACACCCACACCGCGCAGGGCGGACAGGCCAAGGTGGTCAACGCCCCCATCGCTCGGGTGTTCTCCTTCTCGGCTACCCCGCTGGTACACGACCGCATCATCCTCCGCAACCGGCTCATCCCGGGCAACGGTGGCTCGATGGACGGCGCGTTTATCCTGGGTCTCACCCAGCTTGAGGTCCTGGGGGGTACGGGTGCCACCCAGGCCGGTCTGACCGCCAAGGAGACTGGGCTCTCGGGCATCCGAGGCACGGTCATGGAGCCTACCCTCGCCGGCATCGTGGGCTTCGGAGACGGACAGGTCGCGGGCGGCACCTACTCCGACGCTCGGGACAGCCAGCCGGTCGTCACATTCTACGCAGCGGGCGGCACCACCGCCCAGAACAACGTCCTCAAGTTCACCTTCGAGGGCACTCCGGTCACGGTGGAGTTCACGGACGCAACCGGAACGGCGATCGCTTCCGGTGCCTCGGCTGATGTGCCCCTGGGCCCGGTCGCTTCGGTCAACACCATCCTCGGTCAGATCAGCGCGGCCATGACCACAGCGGGTCTCTCGGCTGTTCCGGTCCAGGAAGGCGCGGGCTGGCGTCTGCGCGGGGACCTCTCCACGACTGCAGCGAGCATCGTTGTCGGAACCGGGAGCGCCAACACCGCTCTGGGTCTCTCCGACGGCGACATTGCCTACCGCACCGAGCTCGATGTCAAGGTGCTGGTCTCGGCTATGATGGCCCACGCCAACTCCACGCTGTCTCTGTCTCTGTTCACCTGGTCCGGTGCCAGCGGCTACTTCGCCTTCGCCGGTCTGGCCAAGCGGGTCACCGACTCGGCGAACGCTGCCTACATCTACCTGCAGAGCCTCGGCAACGCAGGAGCGGGCACGACCTCCAGCATCGCCATCGACGCTGCCGCCAGTGACTCCTCCACCCTCCCCGGAACCGGGCTGGGAATGGCGGACGGCGACGGAGGCACCGGCGAAGACGCCATCGATGGCTTCTACGTTACCAGCTCGGACACGGCGAACGGCTCTGGAACGGCGAACACTTCGGTGCTCAACAGCGGGACGGGCCAGGACGGCTACGTCGGCCAGACCTACCGTGACGCGATCACGGGCCTGACCTTCACGATCCTTCCTCGGTCTGGCGGGTCCAGCTACCCGGCAGCCTCCACGGTCACCCTGACATCTCGCGCCAACGTGACCACGGACTCGAACCTCCCAGTGAACACCATCCCGGGTCTGGAGCTCACTGTCTCCAACACCCTGGACATCCCGGCTGGGGACACGGGTCTGGTAACCACCTACGACAAGGGTGGCAGCCAGCCTTCGGTCGGCGACGTGTTCTACGTCTCCTATGAGTACACCAAGTCGGACTACACCGCCGCCCTTTTCACGAAGATGACGACGATTGAGGCCGCTTACGGGAGCAACTCGACCGAGAACCCGGTCGTGCTGGCCTCGTACCTGGCCATCCTCAACGGCGCGGTGGTCGTCGCGGTTCGCCAGGTGCAGAAGGACTCCGATGCGGACGGCGATGGTGTCCTGGACACGGCAACCCTGGCTGCGTACATGGCAGCAGTCGACGATGTCGAGGGAGCCCTGCCTGGGGGCGTCTACCCGGACACCCTCACCTGCCTGAAGGGTGACAGCACCACGCTGTTCCAGTACATGGCGCAGCACTGCGACATCCAGTCCAGTATGCGCTACCGTTCGGAGCGTACTGCCATCGGCGGTCTGTCTGCAGGAACGGAGCCCAGCGACGCGGGCACCGTGGCCGAGGCTATCAAGCGGTACAGGTTCCGGATGGTCTACCCGGACCTCTACACCCTGTCTCTCAGCACTTCGGACGGGACCGTGGAGTCCTACCTGGTTGACGGCACCTACGCGGCTGCAGCCGTTGCCGGTGGCCGAGCGGCTCCCAGCATCGACGTGGCCACTCCCTGGACTGGCGGTCGCATCGTCGGTCTGGACACGGTTGCTCGGGTTCTGGACGCCGTCGAGCAGAACCAGGTCGCTGTGCGAGGCCTCACGGTCATCGACCAGCAGCAGTCGGTCATCAAGATCCGCCAGGGTCTCACCACCGACATGACCAGCGTGCTCACGAAGCTCCCGACGGTGATCACCATCGCCGACGAGGTCCAGCGTCAGGCACGCGGGGCTCTGGAGCGGTACATCGGGTCGAAGTTCCTGGCGGGCATCACCGGCCAGATCGAGACCCAGATGAACACGACTCTGAAGCAGCTCAAGGCGGCTCAGATCATCGCGGCCTACACGGGCGTGAGTGCAAAGGTTTCCGAGGATGACCCGACGGCAGCGGAAGTCGAGGCGTACTACCAGCCCGTCTTCCCCCTGTTGTATATTATTCTCACGTTCAACCTCCGCGCAAGTTTGTAGCCCCGGCTTACAAAAGCCTACAGCCGGGTAGCTAAGGCGGTTCGACCGGGGTAGGGTTCTTCTACGGAGGAACCCTATGCCCGAGTGTCCTGTGTGTAACGTGAGCGTGGCGAATGCCCGAGGCATGGCCTCGCATTTCCGCCGCCAGTCGGAGACGCACCCTGACTACAAGACCTGGCAGGCGGACCAGAGGTGGGCTGGTAAGGCGGAGCCCGAGGATTATGTGTCCTGTAGGGAGTGTGGACTCAAGGCTCCCAGCCTGACAGGCCACTTGCGGACTCACAGTTTGACTGCCGCCCAGTACCGAGAGAAGCACGGTGCGCAGGCATTGCTACGCTCGCTGAGTTCTCAGCAGGGTCAACGCAAGGCAGTCACGAAGGCTCGTCGCACTTCTCCAGCCTACGAGGGCACCAAAGAAGTCTCCTGCACAGTGTGTCCGGGGACCTACGAGGCACACAAGCTCGCAGCTCCGGGGATGTGTCCTGCGTGCAAGGCAGCGGCAGAGGACGGACGCTGGGCTGGTAAGACGGAGCTCGAGGACTACGTCACGTGCAGGGCATGCGGCCACCGAGCGATCAGTCTGGTGAGCCATATCCAAGCGGAGCACCCAGACTACCAGGCCCTCTATCCAGGCACGCCCCAGATGGCCCAGGCTGTGACCCAGAAGTGGCATCTCCGAGGAGTCCCCCTGTCGGAGGAGACCCGAGCCTTGATGTCCGAGAACGCAGGCCGGTGGAACAAGGGATTGACAAAGGAGACCCACCCCAGTCTCGCCCGGCAGGCGGAGAAGATGCTCGGGAAGCCTTGTTGGTCAGCAGGTCTCACAGCGGAGGATCACGAGGCACTGAGGCGGACTTCAGCAAAGCTCAAGTTGTATGTGGGAGAGAACCGCCCCTGGCACAACGGCTTGAAGGTTGAGCTGACCTTGGAGGATATCCAGCCGATCCTCGATGAGGATGGCCGACTGGACCGCCAGAAGGCACTGGACGCAGAGATCCCCTGGCAGGCTTGTCAGAGATACATGGCGACCTACGGACTCGAGATCTCCGACGTGAACGTGAAGGCTCGGAGCGAGGCCCAGTTCATCCGACTCACGGAGGAGCAGCTCGCCCCGTATCGACTCAAGAACGGGAAGCTGGTAGCAGCCTGGGCAGCGTCCCGCCTCGGAGTGTCTTCGGGCGTGGCGGCTCGAGAGGCCGACCGGCACGGGATGCCTCGATACAAGTGGGGGCTCTCCCAGGGTCTATGCCTCGGGACCGTTTCCGAGGCTCTCGGAGGTCTCCCGTGGGAAGATGAGTGGAAGAGTCGTAGGTTCTTCAACCCTAAGACGGGGTGGAGATACAAGTTCGACGGCTACTTCCCGGATGTCTCCTTGATTGTAGAGTTCCACGGGCATCAGCACTTCGTGTTCCCGAACGCTTTCCACAAGACGGAGGAGCAGTACCTGGCTGGGAGAGCGAGGGACCGGCACAAGAGGGAGTTGATCCAGGGAGCCTTGGACTTGAGGTATCTCGAGGTCCGATACGACCAGCCCTTCGACGACGTGATGTACCTAAAGGGTCGTCTGGATTCCCTGACACGGTAGGTCTACTATCCCACGGTAGAGCTACCGTCTACGGAGTCTCTTCGACATGCCTAAGTCTCTCACTGCCTCGGACCGCTCCGCTCTCATCAAGCTGGCCTCCTCCCTGGAGAAGGGTTCGGATGAGAGGAAGGCAATCCTGGCTGGCCTGGCGAAGACCTCAGGTGTGCGTCCCCGGGAGATGACCCAGTCAGACCTTGGTTCGGGGTTCGGCGGTTCCAGGCCTTTTGGAGACGGGGGGAACCCGTGGCTGGCCTCTGTGCGGAAGCCCAGACTAACGGCTGAAGACATCTACTACTGGCTGGAAGAAGAGGACGAACCCAGCGGGGACGTAGCATCTGCAGACGTAGTTGCCGACGCAAATGGTATTGGGATCTACCTACAACTGGAGGACGGTGGGGATATCAACGTGTACTCTGCGGTGCGAGACACGGACTCAGCCTGGGCCGAAGAGGCAGTGGGAAACGTGGCTCGGGGCCTGGAGCGTGGTCGCCTTCCAGAGGGTCGGTGGGAGCTTCTTTAGGGGGCAGGTAGAAGACAGGGACTCGAACACCCGAGTCCCCGCACTTCGCCCATAGCTCAACAGGGAAGAGGTCCCGCGAGTTTCTATCGCGGTAATCAGGGTCATGAGCAACCCTGCCCACCTTGAAGGCCACCCTGAGACTGGGTGTGTGCACACCACCAAGAGTTCGACCACGATGTGTCGGCTCCTGGGCGGTCAGACGCATAACGGTCTCGCTCTCTCAACTGGTGAGATCCGAGGTCTGGAGAAGCTGTACGGCTTCACCGACGAGTACTACGAGGACATGAAGGCGGAGCTGAAGCTGTCCTACGAGCAGTCACTGGTGCGACACACCGAGTCTATCGCTGCCTACGATGCCTGGCGGAAGAGCCCTTTTCCTCGCACCCCTCGCTATCTAACGGAGCCTGGGAAGCCCCCCAAGGAGCCCGACTACGAGGGCGCAGTGAAGTTGTCCAAGGCGGGTGCCTTCCGCAACCTGATGCGGTTCGCGGAGAAGGACGGCCTCCGGGTCATGGCAGTCCTCGCCAAGTACATGGAGGACGAGAAGGACCCCCTCGAGTTGATTGCCCACCTTCTCGCAGAGGCAGGCTTCGACACCGCTGGACTGGAAGAGTTCTACGAGGACTGACCGCATGAAGCCTCTTCGCACACTGCTCTCCGAGATGTCCGACCCTCGTCGGGAAGCTTTTCTCGCACTCTACGACAAGTACGAGTACCTCTTCAGATTTGCTCGGGGCAGTTCCCACAACCACCAGGCATGGGAGGGCGGCTACCTGGACCACATCGCTGATGCGGTCCGCGTGAACCTCCTCACCTGGGAGGCCCTCAACGCATACCGAGCGCTCCCGTTCACGGCGGACTCGGCCACGATCTGCCTGTTCCTCCACGACATCGAGAAGCCCTTCCGGTACGGGCCCTGAGACTCCCCGGTCTGTGTTGAGTGGAGAACCTACGTCAAGTCTTTCCGGAAGGACGTCCCAGAGCACGAGGTCTGGGAGTTTGCCAAGCAGGCGATCCTGCGAGAGCTTCTCGAGTTGTTCGACATCTGGCTCACCCCGGATGAGTGGAACGCCCTCAAGTACACGCACGGGGAAGGCTCGGACCACAAGAAAAATGAGCGGGTGGCGAGCCCTCTGGCGACACACGTGCACCATTGCGACAACGTCTCCGCTCGCATCTACTTCGGTGACGGCAAGGGGCTGGGATGAGCGACAGCGAGACCACCTATCTGGTCTGCTGGGAGGTCAGACGCAGCGGCGGAGGCTCTTTCGAGGTCAAGTCCCTCGACGACATTCCCAAACAGCTGGCTGAACTTTCGGAGGAACTCGAGGAGATGGGTCTCGAGACCCATGACGAGGAGGATCTCCGGTACGAGCTGGACGTGGGTCCAGTCTACAAGACCGAGCGGGTCCCGTTTGACGAGGACGCTGCCTTCGCGAAGGCGATGCCCCTGATCCATGCCCGACACACGCGGGAGCGAGAGAAGCGAGAGGCTCAGAGGGAGGCGCGAGAGAAGGAAACTCTGAGGCTTCTCCTAAAGAAGCACGGGTCGGCTGGGTGAGGCTTCGGTAGGTCTACTATCCCGCGTAGAGGTCATGGAAACGCACCTCGCAAGACTTTCTCCGTCCTCGGGGGACCTCAACCAACGTCGGGTCACCTACCTGAGTGGCCGGATGATTTTCTGGGGTCAAACCCTCAAGAAGGACGGGCTCAGCGACATCGCTGCTTCAGCCACCCGGATTGGGATGCTGTTGAAGGAGCTTCTCGAGGAAGACTACACTGAGTCCATCTGGGCGGACATCTCAGAGGAGAGGCGCAGGCTCCGAGGCCTCATGTCGTTCTCCCGGGCAATCAGTGCACTGGGCCGCATCGTAGAGGACCTCGACGATGAGATCCTGAAGCCGCGTCGACTTCTGGCGTCTTCAGCACGGGTCGCCTCCCGGTACGCCGCTCGCTCGAAGTGGGAGGTCGAGGTCATGGTCCGCAACAAGCGGACGCGGAAGGTCGACACCAAGCTCACCACAGTGAGTGCCGACTCAGAAGAGACTGCCAAGGCCATCGCCGGAGCCAAGTACCGGTCTCAGGGCAACCTGCACGACGTGGGCTTCGCCCGCCCCAAGAAGGCTTCTGACAGTCTCTTCGAAGTGATCGGAGCGGCTGCCCGCCATATCTGGGGTCGTTCCGGTTGGTCCGTGTACAACATGAGGGACACCTACGCAATTACATTGCAAGGAGCCCCCGAGTACAGAGGCGCCAACTTCACCGATATCGACCACCTCCTCAAGATTGCGAATGAGGGCGACGTAGAGGACTTCCTCCACGCCTTGAAGGCAGGCCTTCGGAGATGGGGTCGCGCCCATTCCGAAGAGATCGACAGCGGCGACTACCAGCCCAAGAAGGTCGGGATTTCCTTCATGGATGATTCCAACCAGCGGCAAGCCTGGGCCATAGACCTTGGTAGTGCGTTCAAAAAGCTCGGGATTCGGCAGGCCGCCACCACGATAGAGATCGGCAAGAAGACGGGCATCGAGTATGACGCCCGGAAGAAGCAGTTCACCGCTGAGATGAGCATGCTCCGGGGGGGCTTCCCGGCCACGTTGGTGAACCCTTCCACGGGTGGCAAGATGACGTTCCGCAACCCAGAAGCCACCCGGGATCGCGAATACGAGGTTCAGTACTGGACCCTCTACGGACCTCAGGCCCATACTCTCCGCGTCTACAATGACTGAGGCTCTTATGAAGAATAGCAAGGTCGCCCAGATCCTCGCAGAAGAAGGGTTGATCACTGCCTCCTATACGGGGAACCCAGACGGCCAGCCCATCTACCCGGTAGAGATCGACCACGGCTACGACCAGCCCCTCTCCGGGGGCACCGACATCATGAAGCGTGTCGTCGACCAGTTCCGCGAGGAGCAGGGTTCCGAGCCCCGAGAGAAGAACCCTCGGCTTGCGAGCCTAAAGATCAAGCAGAAGACCTTCTCAGACGGGGTGTACACCCACAAGGAGAAGGGCCAGTTCGAGGTCTTCGACGGCTCCAAGAAGCTCGGTGAGCTTTGGAAGGGCATGGACGGTTGGTGGCACACCAGTCTGGATGGACCCGGTGGCGTGAGGTTCCGCAAGCGGAAGGACGCAGTGGACTCCTTCCTTGAGGGAATGGGCAAGGGTCAGGGTCCTCGCGAGTTCGAGTACACCAACGAGGAGCTGGATCGCAAGAACCGACGCCGGTCTTCGGAGAAGCGAGCCCGATCTCGTGAAGTCGAAGCGGAGATGCTGGGCGAGCGTCTGATGGCTCTCACATCCCGGACGCCAAGCGAACACCTGAAGAGGGTGGACCGTTACTACAGCGTGGTCCATGAGATCGGGATGAACCTCACCCGACTGTCGGAAACGACTTCCCCGACCTTTGATGAGGAAGAGCGCCAGCTGCTTGTGCGGGAGATCCTCGAGGGCTTGCGCTACATCAAGCGCGACCATCCCCTTTCCGTGCTCCGGGCCACTTTGGAGGAGGCCGAGGCCGCACAGAGCTGGATCGATGGCGTGGGGGATCTCCTAAGTCAGTACAAGCCACCCAAGCGGGCGGGCTACGGGTTTTCTGAACAGGACCTGGAAGACCTGGGTTTCTCCCCCGGAGAGAGGGTCAAGCTGCGGAAGGCGGTGAACTGGGTCAACCGAGGCGGGCTTCGCAACAGGAAGGAGCTTCGCACCGCATGGATTGCTGAAGGAACCACCCTGGAAGTGGGTAGCTACGATTTCCCTCGCATCGAAGTTCTTGACGTAAAGACGGGCGAGCTGTTCACTGTTCGTGCGAGAGAGCTTGAGGCTGCTACATGAGTTCCCGCACTGCCCGCGCTGATGTGACCCCCGTCCGCCAGAGGACGCAATACAGCTGTATGGCAACGTCCATGATGATGTGCCTCCGAGCTCTCGGGCATGACTGCAACGAGGACGAGGTCAACAAGGTGATGGGGGCGACCCCATCCAAGGGCGCGTGCTGGGAGCAGGCCCTCGCCACGGCCCAGCACTACGGCTGCCGGGCCACGTTGACGTGCCCCTCAACGGTCACCCAGCTGAAGGGTTGGACCGACGCGAAGAAGCCGGTGATGATCGCCTGGAACCCCGAGGGTCGCGACTGGTCCCACGCCTCGTGTGTGTTCGACGTCACTGAAGGTCTCCCAGAGGACATCCCGCCTGAGGCGATCGTCCAGGGCTCCGGCCCTGGTCTGTACGTGTGGGTCGCGGACTCGAACATTCCGCACCCGGAGAAGCTCATCCGCGTTGTGCACGAGGACGAGTTCTACAAGAAGTGGTACGAGAAGTGGCCTCAGTACCTGGTGCGGCGTCCTGCCTTGATGCTGGAGCGAGAGATCTCCGCCGGGGGGCGCCAGATGATGGCCTCGTCCAGGGGCCTGGTTCCTCGGGCGTCTCCCGATAGGGTCTCCTCACGCTACGCAGCGTCCCAGGGCAGACTCGATCAGAGAACCAGGTCCATCATCAACGGGCAACTGGACCGCCGAGGCCTCGGCGGCAACGCTCGCTTTCGCCGAGCCGAAGACGGCTATGTCCTGGCTCTCGACATCCTGGGTCAGGAAGGCATCGAGCTTGACGAGGTGGTGAATTCCCACCTGTTCCGCCTGGACGCCGGGACCTTGAACATCGACCTGGCCTTCAGCAACTCGGACGATCCGTTCTCTCCCCTGAGCATCTCCAACTCGATGTTGCACCTGTCGTACACGAAGCTCGGGAACGACAAGTACGAAGTTCTGACCTACCTGACTTGAGGATCTGATGCACAGCCGATACCAGAAGTTCTACGACGAGGTCCTGGCCTTTCTCGAGAGCGGTGAGTTTCGCAAGTTGACAGGACTGGCCGAGCGAATTGACGCTCAGGTGGGAGAGGACACGACAGTCGCTCTCGTTACCATGATCCACAACGACCGGGCCACTAGCCAGCGGGTGAAGTCTCGAGCAGAGACGGCACACCGTTTGCTCTCGTTCAAGAGGACTTCCCCTGAGCGGCTCGCCGCCCGATACGCCCAGAAGATGGCGAGTGAAGTGTACGTGGACGAGAACGGGGTGGCCCATGACGACGAGGGCAATTCCTGGCCGGTCAGAGGGTGGGGTGAGGGCACTTACGGCGGGCGCAACAAGACCCGTATCGTGATGCAGGCTCCCCAAGAGCGGAGCTACTCTCCCAGGAAGCCTCGGAACACTGTCCCTGATCTCCAGAAGCGTATCCGCAGGCTGCTCCTGGTTTTGGAGACGACCCGGGAGACCAAGTCCAAGAAGTTCCTCCGAGAGAAGTCGAATTCGACTTCCATGACTGCCGGACAGCTTCGGTGGGTTGAGAGCCTGGAGAACAAGTACAAGCGAAAGCTGGCCGACATGCCGGATGACCCGCCCCTCAAGATCACCTTCTCTGGGGTGACAGTTGACGGGAGCAAGTTGCGACCTGCCGACCAGGCCAAGATCGAAAAGCACTTCGGCCTCACCCCTGGCAGGGGCAACGACCTCGTGATTGGCCCAAGGGTTTCAGCCCCTACGCCTGTCTCGGCACCCAAGCCCTCGCCTGCGGGGCCTGTGGATCGGTTCCAATTCGATCGCGGGGAAATCCAGAAGATGGTCCCCATCTTGGAGCGCCTCGTAGCTAAGACTCAGAACCGGATGTTCGAGAGCTTCTTGAGTGATCTGAAGGCGGGCAAGGGCCTCTCCGACAAGCAGCTGAAGGCGATCCGACACAAGCTGTACCAGACCGGGGGACGCGCCGACGCTGCCCTCTTTAAGAGGTAGCGGTACAGAGCCTATCCTCCCCTCCGGGTAGAGGATACTATGTCCAAGAAGCTCACAGGTGCCCAGAAGCCATTCACTGTCCTGGTGGCCCACATCCGGGGGGGCAGCGACCCTTCCAAGGGGACTGCGGGGAACCCGGTGAAGGTGCGCACGGCCATGACCATGCAGCACTTCGTGGAGGTTCCGGGTCGTGGGCCGAAGGGTGTGGACCAGGGAACGACCCCAGGCACTGCCACCCGTTTGGGGCATGTGCAGTACACTACGGACACCCTGCCCGTGAACGCAACAGGTACCATCACCGTCGGAACAGCAGCCCTTGCGGGACCCACCACGGTTCTCCTCGGAAACTATGTCCTGACATCTGGTGAGGACTTCGCAGTCGTTCAGGCAACAGCGACCGCGACTGTGGTCGCATTCCCTTCCACAGCCACTCTGACTGTCGGAGGCACTGCTCTCACCGACGCAGGCGGAGCTCGCACTCCGGGAAGCGACGACTACGACGGCACCCTGGGTTCCGCCGCGTTGATCGCTGCGGACATCGTAGCCGCCATCAACGATGCCGCGAACAGCTTTGCCGCGATCGCGACAGCCTCAGATGCCGGAGGAGGAGCAATCACTCTGACTGCGGTGAGTCTGGGGGGACCTGGCGACGCGGTGACCCTGACTACTTCGGATGCGGGGGACATCACTGTCAGTGGTGCGACGTTCGACGGCAGCGTGGACGGTACAGCCACCAACCTCGCGGCAGCCATCAGCTTTCCCGGGTACAGCGCGACCTCAGTGGACGACGTGGTCACGGTCACCGGCCCTGTGGGTCCAGAGGGCAACTACGCCCTCTTCCGTGCGGGCGGGAGTTCCCCCTACGTGTTCACCCTCAGTCCTGACAACGGGTCTATGTCCGGAGCAGAGCCTGCTCTCGGCCCGATTGTCTCTGTGTAGTAGGGAGTTCAGATGCCTCCAAAGACCAAGGCCCCACAGACCCAGGAAGATCGCAAGTACATCCTGGACAACCTGCCGGAAGGAACAGTCCGGGTTTCGGTAATCAACGAGCAAGGAGCTCAGCAGTACAAGCGTCCTGACGACGTCGACGTTGTCAACGACGAGATCGCGCTTTCCCTTGAGGGGATTCCCGTAGTCATGCGGGGAAAGCCGGGACGCCGCCCCAAGAACCAGCTGCAGCCGGTGACACCCCAGATTGCTGAGGTAGCCCAGGCGCGGGAAGACCACATCGACGGCAGTCCGTTGATGCGAGACGCCCGGAAGAACACAGGCAGCGATAGTGTTCTGGACCTCGTCCTGGTTGGTCTCTCCGAAGAAGCGAGCCACATCGAGTTCGAGCGCATGGAGGCCCAGCGTCACGGGCGCGGAGAAGACGCTGCCAACCTGGCCTCAAAGCGAGCACGAATCCTAAAGGCCCTGGCCGACACACTCATCAAGAGGAAGCAGGTCGGTGCGGGCGGCATGATTGACCTGGACGCCGGACCCTTCCAGGTCCTCTTCCAGTACCAGCTCGAGACCTTCAAGGAAGCCATGAAGCACAGTGGCTGTCGGGCTGAGCAGATCGAGCAGACCTTCACACACCTGGTGGGCAACCTCGACGACGACTGGAAGGAAGAGGCTCGAGCCCGTATGCGGGAGAAGATGAAGTGAGTCTGGCAGAGCTCGCAGCAGCCGTCGGACGCCGGTCGGCCGACGAGCAGGTGTCCGACATCGCGGACATCATCACCTTCGTAGAGTCGGACTGGGGTCTGGGTCTACGGCTGTACCCAGTGCAGCGGGTGATTCTGAAGGCTCACTACGGAATGGAGCTGGACGACAACCCGCACGGGTTCCCGCTCGATGTTCCGATCCCGAAGAGCCATCCGAACTACGACATTGAGCTCACGGACCTCGATGGGTTCTACAAGTTCCGGGTCCATACTACGGACTGGCGTAGGGAGAAGGACCAGTACCTCACAGAGGCCGGATACCTGCGGTATCTGTACGACAACAAGCGGTGTAACATCCGCGAGGTCATCCCGGGCAAAGAACGCCGGGAGATGGTGCTGTCGGTCGGTCGACGTTCTGGCAAGACCCTCATCACCTCTTGCATCGTTGCCTACGAGACCTACAAGCTGTTGCTCAAGGGGAACGCGCAGCACTACTACGGAGTGTCGGCCTCCAACGTCATCCAGCTGATCTCTGTTGCCACCGACAGGGATCAGGCAGGGCTTCTATACCAGGAAGCCTCGGGGCACTTTCAAAAGTGCGACTTCTACAAGGCGTACACAGCGAACGCAACCCAGAGCTTCGCGACCTTCCAGACCCCGCACGACATCGACCGATACGGGAGCTACAGGGACAACCCGAAGGCTCGCTACTCGGTCAAGGTCACGTTCAAGTCCTGTGTGGCCAAGGGGCTTCGAGGAGGCAACAACATCCTCGTCGCCCTGGATGAGGCCGCTCACTTCGGTGAGAAGGGGCAGGCGTCCGCTGACGAGGTCTACCAGGCTGTTGAGCCCTCCACCCGGACCTTCTCTCCGAAGGACCCCCGGGACAAGACCCGTGTCCTGAGAGGACCAGACGGCAAGCACATGCCGAATGAGGGGCGGATCATCCTGATCTCGTCGCCTCTCGGCAAGCAGGGGTTGTTCTACAAGCAGTACCTGCTGGGCTTCGGTGATAACCAGGCTGCGGACAATCTGCTCTGTATCCAGGCTCCTACCTGGGAGGTCAACCCTACGGTCCCGGCCGAGACCTTTGTGGGGTCTTACCTCAAGGATCCCGCTGTCTTCTTCACGGAGTTCGGGGCCGAGTTCACGGACCGTACACGAGGCTGGCTTGAGTCTCCTGAGGACTTGCTGGCCTGTATTGATGCGAACCTCCGACCGAAGACTCGCGCAGCGCCGCGCATGCCCCACTTCATGGGTCTGGACGTCGCCCTGGTAGGGGACTACAGCGCTCTGGCGATCGGGCACAACGACACGGAAGGCCGAGTGGTTCTGGATGCGTACGAGCGCATTCGAGCCGGGGAGGGGGACTACATCGGGCTCGAGCGTCTGGAGTTCGAAGATGTAGCCGACTGGGTTCGCGCCTGGTCCCGCCGTTTCTACATTGAAGAGGGGATCTTCGACCAGTGGGCTGGTATCCCCATGGAGCAGTCCCTAAAGCGGAAGGGTCTGGCGCAGCTTCTTTCGGTACACCACACCCGGCAGCTGTCAAGCCGGATGTTCCAGAACTTCAAGAACCTCATGATGGATCGGAAGCTGGTCCTCTACGACTGGCCTCTCCCCGCCGACCCCATAGACGGAGAACACGGAGATCTTATCGCGGAGCTCCTGGAGCTTCAGGCTGAGTACATCAGCAAGTATATCATCAAGGTGGAAGCCCCAGACATGGCTGGGAAGCACGACGACCTCTCGGACGCAGTGGTCCGGATGGTGTGGTGCGCCACGCAGAATGGTATGAAGACCCATGCAGTCACAGGTCATAGGTCTCAGGGCGGGTCCCCTGGCTATTCCCGCTTCGGAAGGCAGCCTACTGCTCGGGGGAACGGCGGAAGCCATCCCTCTCGGCAAATCTTTCCGGGCTCGACCGGGCGCAAGAGGTAGTCAGTGGCCCACATCCAGAACTCATCGATTCAAGACGCCGGGGATGTGGAGCTCTTCTTCCCAGGCGACAGGTTCCCCGTGGTGGCTGGGGCTACCCTTCGCTCAACGGGATGGCGCGGCGGGTTGTGGGTGATGTATGCAACCGGCGACAGCGACTTCACGGTGGAAGTCAGCGACGGCAACTCCGCAGCCGGGTTTCTACTGTTTGCCTCTGAGGACTACAGCATCATTCGCCCCAACGGCACTGGGCCCGGCTCTCCAGAGAACTGGGTGTCGCACCAGTTTCTGTCTGGGGTCGGGGGCCAGAACGTCGCGACCATGGTGAACGGAGGCACCCGAGCTTTCTTCAAGGTCTACGAGACAGTCGCTCTTTCTGGGGGTGCTCGGACAGGGGGCGCTATCACCTACACCCTGGGCGAGAGTCTCAAGGTGAGTGAAAACGGGCTCCTGTGCAACGATTCTGACGGAGAGTTGTCAACAGCTGGGGTAACTACTCCCATCGTGGTCGGTATAGTGTCAGCGATCCCTTCCTCCGGGAACGGGGATCGTCTGGCTATGGACATGAAGTACTGAGAGATGGTCATTGAGTAGACTCCGCGCCAGCACAGCTCCCTCAGACAGCGACCGTCAGATCGCTGAGCATCTCGATCGTGCAGAGCGGGAGTTGGAGTCAGCGATCGCGGTCGCTCGCCAGGGTCGCCCTTCCTTCGGAGTGCGAGCTCGTCGGACTGAAAGGGACCTGGGCCGAGCACTGGGGTTCCTCCAGGACATCTCTACGATGGCGCCGCGCTACAGCGCCGGTGATCCGGATTCTATGTCGGAGGAAGAGCGCAACCGTCTGGCCCGTGTTGCAAGAGAAGAGAAGAGGTTGCTGGAGTACAATGCGCAGCGACAACAAGAGCGGGCTGGAGAGGTAGATATCCATGAGTGAACAGGATGCCGGCGGGACTTCTGTAGCCACGTTCAAGAACGGAGACGGCAAACAGAAGGCCAAGACGGGGAAGCCGCGTCGTGTGGTCACAGGTTCGATGCGTTCTCGCATCGCCACGGCAGGAGGTCTGGGCGGCGCGGGCACCATGCAGGGCGCGGGCGGCAACTTCTACAGCCCCGAGCTCTCAACCGACTTCCTCGAGCTCCCCCAGAGTCTTCACGAACAGTGGAACTACTACAGGTTCTTCTATCGGAGCGAGCCCTTCGTCGGTCAGGCGATCGACCTCCACACGGAACTGCCCCTTAGCAAGGTCCGCATCGGAACACCCAAGGCGGCAAATCGAGATCTGGCCGAGGCGGCTGCAAAGTTCTGCACCAAGTGGGCACGCAAGGTCGGCCTCCTCCAGAGACTCATCTCCATCGTTCACGAGAGGAACCTCATCGGTGAGGCATTCATCTGGTGCGAGGACGACAATCCGGAGATGCCGGATGAAGTCAGGTACGAGACACGCCGCACCCTCACCGAGGACGGGCTCGCTATTGAGGAGCAGGTTGAGGTCGAAGACGCGGACGAGAAGGCTGCCAAGTGGCTGAAGAAGAACTACAAGGGCTGGACATCCATCCGGTGTCTTCCCCCTGAACAGATCCGGATGGAGAGCTTCAACTTCACCGATGAGAAGATTGTCGAGCTGATCCCGGACTCCAAGACCAAGCGCGTCATCGACCAGGCCAGACAGGGGGATGAGCAGGCCCAGCGGGTCGTCAAGTCGATGCCAGCGGATGTGGTGGCTGCTGTGATGGCCGGGGGGAACATCCCCCTCAACACAGACCCCATGGCGGGGTCGTTCGTCCACTACATGGCGAACCGGAAGTCCGACTACGAACCTCGGGGCCGCTCCATCCTGGAACGGTGCATGCGCGCCCTGGTGTACAGGGACAAGCTGCGCCAGGCACAGACGAGTATCGCTTCCCGCCACATGACCCCGATTCGGATCGTGTACGGCGAGGACATTAGTGTCGCGGACGTGGAGGCGTTGCGGGAGCAGGTCGACCAGGCTCTGATGGATCCGGACTACTCCATCATTGCCAACTTCCAGGTCACCTGGGAAGAGATGGGAGCGGACCAGAGACTTCTGGATCTGAGCAGCGAGTACGACCTGACGGACCGCCAGCTCTACGCAGGGCTGGGTGTGACCGAGGGGCTCCTCTCCGGGGAGAGCGCATACTCGGGTGACCGAATCAACCTGGAGGTCATCAACACCCGGTACATGCTCCTCCGAGAGCAGCTACAGGACTTCGTCGAAGAACACATCTTCAAGCCGATGTGCTCCCGAATGGGCTTCGTAGAAACAGACGCTGACGGCGAAGACGTGGTCGTGGTCCCCACACTCACGTTCACCCGCCTGGCCCTGCGGGACAACCGCGACACCTTCGACGCTCTGTACAACCTGTACACGAAGGGATCCCTGGACGTGGACACAATCCTTGAGCTCCTCAACCTTGACCCGGTCGCGGTTCGGGAGAAGATCGAGAGGGACCTGTTCACGGTCAGCGACCCGACCTTCAACGAGGTCCTGCGAGGCATCTACGGCGAAGCTGGCCGCGCTCTGGCCGAAGCTACCAACGCAAACGAGAAGATTGCCGAGGCACTCGGCTTGGACTACGCCCCCAAGGTGGAAGAAGGCGACGGCAGGTTCGGGTAGCCCTTCACGGTACTGACGCTATCACTCCGAAGGACCAGCGGAGGACCGGATGGCTCAATCACCGTTCCAGGTAGATGCACTTCAGATCGAACCAGGCTCCGGTGACACCCTCACCGTAGGCAGGGACAGTACTGCTGGCGCAATGAAGCTCGTCGATGCCGTCCTCACGGCAGGCGTGCTTCTCCCCTCCCTCGTGGGAATGCGAGCGATCACAGGGGTTTACGTCGTAGGCCGAGCAGGCGACGGCGCGGCGTACACCACCATCCAGGCTGCTCTGGACGCGATCCCGGATACTTCGAGCACGCTCTTGCCGTCAATCGTCTGGGTCCTACCGGGCGTCTACACGGAGAACGTGACCCTCCAGAAGGACGGAGTGTTCTTGTGCTCTCCCGGCGGAGCGAAGATCACCAACAGCGGCGCGGCACACACGGTCACAATCTCTGCGTCTCTGGACACGGTGCCGCTCAAGACCGTCATTCGGGGCATGGAGATCGAGAGCACTACTGCGGCCTACGCCTGTATCAAGGTGGACGGAGCAGACACCTTTGCATCGGGAACCGTCACAGTAGTGACTGCGCCCCTGGCTGCGGGGGATACCCTCACCATCAACGGCACGGTGCTCACAGGCATCGCCGGAACCCGAGCTGCAGGCAGCAACAACTTCTCCACGCTGGGCAGCACAATCACTGCGGTGGCAGCGGAGCTCACGGCTGCGATCAACGATGCGCTGAACGGCTTTGCAACAACGGTGAAGGCCACAGCGGCTGCGGGTGTGGTCACCATCCAGGCGATTACTGCGGGGAGCGGGGGGAATGCTATCACTCTCGCCACCTCTACGACCCCCTCTGGCGGGATCACCTTGTCGGGTGCGACTTTGTCCGGAGGCTCGGCCTCGGGCAGTCTCGTGTTGTCTGAGGCGCTTCTGGTGGAGGACACGATCCTCATTGCTTCTGGGGCAGGCGGCTACCAGATCAACGCAAGTACGGCGAACGACATCTGGGTCCGGGGCGGAACCTGGCGCGGCTCCAGCGCGACCTCTACGACTCTGATCGCCGACTGCGCCAGCTTCCGAGTCTCTGGTCTGGAGTGGGCGAACGACTTCAACCTCTCCTACGACACAGCCAACGATGTGCCTGCTAACACTGCGACTGCATACCAGCTCCAGGATTTGGGCAACGTCGGGGACATCATCTGCGACCTCGCCTCGGGCGGGGCTCTGGTGCTGTACAACAACCCGGTGGTCGGGGGCCTGACCTTGTCGGGCACTCAGGCATTCACCGCCACTCGGTGCGGGCTGGGTACGATCGCTCTGGACGAGACTGTCGCAGCGACGCTGTCCCACTGCTCACGAGGAGCCCTCACTCTCACAGGAGGGACTCCGACCATCGACGAGTCGCGCCTGATCGGTTCGGCTGCGTTCTCTGCGTCGGCTTCTGAGGCTGTCGCCTTCGACATCTCGATGTCCGACGCTTCCTTCACGGTGCTTCTGGATAACCCAGGCACCACTGCCATTCTGGCCGCGACCACGAAGGCTGTGACCGGCTTCACCATTGCAGCCAGCGCCAGCTTCACGGGCACCGTGGGCTACGTCGTAGTTAGGGACATCTGATGAAGAACCTCCGCAAGATCCTCGCGCAAGAGGCAGCCGGCACCCCTGACCCCTGAGGAAGCATGTACTACGTCCTCTCAGAAGCTATCAAGGAGCGGATGATCGGAGAGCTCCGGGAGTTCTGGGCTAAGGACCCGAAGTACAAGGACTCCCTGACACCGAACATCCAGGGGAAGTACTCATTCGAGGAACGGCCTCAGCAGGCCATCATCCTCAAGAGCACGTCCGCCACCCCGCAGCGGTTCTCGGCGGACAACTTCCAGGGCACCGTTGTGTCCTACTGCACTCTGTACAAGGCATACGGGAAGCTCGGGACCTCGATTGAGTGGGTTCGAGAGGACAGTCGAGCCATCCAGAAGAACGCAGGGGTGTTCCCCACGATTCCCGGCATCTACTACATCGAGGTCCGCAAGGAAGCCCTGGCGTGGAAGGGCGTGACCCGAGACTACCTGGTGTTCTATGTGGACCCGTTGCTGTCGGTAATCGACGAGCGTCCGGTCGCGTCTGTTGATACTCGTGTCTACACGGTGAGCCAGGGGGCGTTCCACCCCGGCTCCATGGTGGTCTACGAAATGCCGGGCAACCTCCCGCTGTATGAAGGAATCAACTATTCCGCCGACTCGGCCACTGGTATCATCACGCTGGTGCGTCCTCTGCCCTCAGGGACATCCCTCTCTGTGGACTACCGCTACGCGGGCACGAGCACCGGCCCCTTTCCGGTCGAAGAGAACGGCGCCAACAACACCGCAATCCCAGGGGTGGTCCTGGCGTTCGGTCGGCGAGCCTACGAAGGCGACGTGATGGCGGTGGGCATTTCCGAGCGCCGCGAAGAGGCAGCTCGAGAGTTCGGCGGCAAGTTCGAAATGAGCGTGGACCTCGACATTATGGCCCGCGACGTGTACGCTCAAGGTGAGATTACCGACCGCACTCTCATGTACCTCCAGGCCCAGCTGCGCGACCGGCTCTCCTTCGAGGGGATCGAGATCGATCAGGTGAACCACGGGGGCGAGGCCGAAGAGACCTACGATGAGAACGAGGACTCCTACTTCTACACAGCGTCCCTCTCTGTGTCCCTGTTGACGGACTGGTCTATCAGGATTCCCTACGGACCCGCCTTCACGCGCATTCTCCAGGGCACGGTCCAGGCAGACCAGATCGCCTCTGCTCTCTCGGACGACCAGCTCTCCACTATGGGGAACACATCGGGGCTTCGGGCTACGGACCAACTGGGTCTCCAGGCCGTGCAGGACCCATGGTTCCGGAACCGCACCCGGAACTACGAGCTCATCCGGTGATCGGCCTATGCCCCGCTCTCTGCAAACCCTCTGGTAGGCTGTAGACCATGAACGGAGACTTCTGGGACCGCTTGATTGCGGGACACACCGCTACGACAGTTCCCAGTGCCGTAGACCAGCGTCTGGCAGGCAAGGGCTTCGGCGAGGCTTTTGAGGGTGTTCGCGCTCTGACAGACAAGGGGCGTGAGGCAGCTGCACTCGAGCTTCCCGTGGCGTCTGGAACCAAGGTGTCCTTCAAGGGAACCCTGGGGTCCTACCTCTCGATGGATGATCCTCCTGCCCCGGGAGTCTCCGGCGAGGTAGTGACGGTGCGTTCGGCGGGCGGGGATGTGACTTCCCACGAGGGCTTGGTCTTCGTCAAGTGGGCCGACGGCAAGTTCCGCCCGGTCCACGCGGAGTTCCTAACGGCTGTGCCCACCAGGCCTCTCACAGCGGCGGAGATGGGAAGCCTGGCCTTCTCGGCGGGCAACGTCCGTATGCATGCGGCCAGCCTGGGAGACTTGACGTCCTTCCTCAAGGTGGCCGAGGGGACCCTCATCCACAAGAGCACCAAGGACCTCTGGACGTTCAACAAGGACGCAGACGGGAACCTGCTCGTCGAGCGTTTGTTCGACGGCAACGGTGACCCCCTGAAGGGATAGGACAACGTCCTCCCAGGGCAAGAATGAGCGGTAGAGACCCTATGGGTGCGTCTACACCAGAGGAGCTCTGCCCCATGTCTACCCCGAACCCTCAGCGTGTCGCCGTTCGCTTCGCCCGGCAGAAGCATGCAGGCCAGGTGAAGACCGCTGGCGAAGTCCGGTTCATCAAGGACCGGGGCGGCGACAAAGGCGAGTGGGCCTGGAACACTCCGGGACCTTCGGAGCGCGAGATCCACGACAACTTCTTGTTCAATGCTCGGCACCTGAAGCCTCTTGCGCAGGTCCTTCGCTCCACCTTGATGGCCCTGGGCCACGCAACCTCGGCGCACGCCCGGTTCGTCAAGATCAAGAGCAGGAACGTGAGCCCGGACGGCAACCTCGGCGGGAAGGGGTACATTCAGAAGATCACGGACATGAGACGCCAGTTGATGAACAGCATCGAGGCCCTGTCGGCGATCGGAGACACCGTTCACGACGAGCTCAATGCGCCTCACTGGGATCCGGCCGAGGACACCCTGGACTCCCGCGACAGGGAAGAGGTCAAGGAGATCGTGGAGGACGCCGAGGCCATCAAGGAAGACCCCGAGGGCTGGGCGGAAGACCAGGAAGACGAGTTGGACGAGGATTCCCCACAGGGAAAGACAGCCCGCGTCAAGCACCGGCCTCTCCAGCGATCCCTTCTGGATGCCCAGACTGCGTTGAACAACCTCTCGCACCGAGTACAGAACCTTCAGGGGCGAGTGCGGTCCATGAAGATCAACGCTGAAGAAGCCGAGCAGGACTTCAGTTTCGAGGACAGCCCCCGCTTCTTCGACACCCTGGTGCAGGAAGCGGACGAGCTGGCGAGCCTGGCCTGGGACTTGCACCGGACTACAACTAAGGCAGATGTGGGCCTGTCTCGCTATCGGCTGGCTTCTGTCAGTTCCGAGCGAGTAGCCTCCCGCTATCTGGAGAAGAACCATGAGTGACAAGACCTCGACCATCGACCAGCTGGGCAACTCGGAGTTTCCTTCGGACCTCTTGACGTCCACCCTGGGGTCCGGCTTCGGGGTTGGTGAGTATCCCGACATGGAGTACGGGATGGGCGTGCTTGAAGCCGTGTTCGATCCTGAGCTTCTCCCGTCGCCTGCGTTGCCCACCGGGTTGACCAGGGGGGCGGCGGAGGACATGGACCTCACGGAGATGCTCCAGGGTGAAGAACTGGCGGACCTGAACTGGTTGAACCCTACAGTTTCCCAGGATCCTGAGCGGCTTCCCCACAGCACCAACGACACCATAATCCCAGAGCTGGTGGAAGCCTGGGGTGTGAACCGACGCACGGACGGACGCGGACACGTGTCCCGCGATCTCAACCAGGCCCGATACGAGGAGTCCCTCACTGCGGATGCTCCGCAGACCAAGAAGGCGACAACAAGGCAGATGCGGGCTGTGGTAGCTCACGCCATGCGTCGGTCGGCCGAGGGTCAGGACATCGAGGTCGTGTGCAAGCAGGCCCTTGAGAGCATGGGTGAAGAGATGGGGCGTATCGCCCCCTTCATTCGGAGGGTGCGCGCCGAGCACGGCCTGGCAGGCAACGTCTACATCCGCGCCTCTGCCTATCCTGGGTACGGCACGGGCAAGTGGTCCACGGCTGTCAAGAAGCATGCTTCTCGGGCTCGGTACGTTCTCGTGTCCGCCAGCGAGATGGAGCAGGCTACCTGGATCCAGAACGGTCGGTGCGGGTACACAGGCAAGCACGCGGTCACCCAGATCCCCTGGAAGGAAGCGGCCGACTTCTACTTCCCGCGCTTTGAAGCTCGGATCGCAGCACTGGTCCCGACCTGGGAAGGCTCGGATCGGGACAGGCTCCAGCGAGCCTTCCTTGAGATTCCGTCGAAGAACTCATCCCAGACGTGGCTGCCCCAGCACTCTGAAGCTGTCCGGGAAGGCTTCCTGGCCGACAAGAAGTTGCAGATTGAGGACCCCCAGGTCCAGCACCTGGCTCGCAAGACCGCGTCGGCGCATGCTCAAATCAAGCGCTGGGCCCGCGACGGGTTCTTCTCGCAGGAGGCGTGCAACCGTATCCTGGCAGCTGAGGCCAGTCCTGAGCGTAAGGTTCAGGCCGGGGTGCGTCTCATCAAGCTCGCCCAGTCGAGGGACTTCTCCGGAGCCGTGAATCAGGGTCAGGCTGGAAGCCAGGCCCTTCTGGATGCTCGCCTTCAGGCAACTCGCTCTCGCGCTGCGAGCAGCCAGGCCGAGGTCGACCAGCGAGGGGCTCAGAAGGACGCGGCCCTGGCGGCGCGGGAGGCACGTCGCGAGTCGGAGGTCAACCGGGCTCTGGAGCAGGCATCAGAGTGGCTGCGCACTGCTGGCTTTAGCGGGGCTCCCAACCAGGGACAGGCTGGGGATATCTCTGCTCGGCGTCAGCGTCGGGAAGGTCGGCAGGCTCGGGTGGCCCGCCACGACCAGAACCTTCAGCGGGTTGCAGCCGAGCGCGCTGAAGAGCGGGTGAAGGTCGCCGTTCGCAAGGTGGCTCGGGTGATCAAGTCCGGGCTGCGAGGCAAGCGTCTGGCAGAGGAGATTCGTCGCTTGATCCCGGCGGACATGGTTCCGTCTGCATCGAAGTACCTGGATCCGCTTCTGACCAAGACCGGAGCTCTGGAGGAGCTCGACGACAACCGTACCTACGAGGGCACGCAGTTCCAGAGGGCAGTTGCCAAGAAGGCTTCCCCTGACAGTCTCCGCAATGTTCGGGCGGGGCTGCGGTACGTCCGCCAGGCCATGTCCGAGGGCTACGCAGGCGCCAGGCTCGACGAGCTCATCGGCCAGCGGTTCTCTGACCGCGTTCAGACAGCTATGGCGGACGGTCTGCAGGAACTGAGGCAGGCCCACGAGGGCGGCGCGGGCTTCTTGTACGTGGAAGCTTCCGCCTATGCGTCGCCCACCGGAATGGCCGGTTGCGAGAAGGGAGCCCTGAAGCACCGGGCCAACGCTCTCCCCGCCGTGGCAGCAATGGATCGTTGCGCGGGGTGCAACATGGTGCGCACTCTGGAGAACGGCACCCGCAAGTGTGGGACCTACAACAAGGCAATCCTGGAAGACACCACGGGGCCGGAGCTGCAGCAGCTCAAGACTGCGAACGTCCGAGTCGCGAACATGAGCGACGGTGAGCAGACTCAGTCGATGTTCGCTCCCGCATACGACGCCGCCGAGTTCGGCCTGCGCAACTCCAACCTGGAAGGAGTCTCCCCAGACTTCCCAGAACACGAGAAGGTGGCTGAGGTTATCTTCGGGGGCTGGGACTTTTGATCCAGCCCTCGGCCAGCCGCGTTGCCCGAGGGCACGCGCCGTTCAGCCAGTGCATGCACGAGGGGTGTAAGAGCTCCCCGGAGCACGAGTGCATCTGGGCGGACGGCCGAGGACGTGCGTGGTTCTGCGGTAAGCACTACGGACCCTGGCAGAAGGCGGAGGGTGATCGCGAGATCGTTAAGGAGCGGAAGGCGAAGAGCGGGGTCGTGGGCAAGAAGTACGGTGAGGAGCCTAAGCAGGCGTCGCAGCCGGACAGCCGGGTGGCCGCGAAGTTCCTGCATGCCTCTCTTGCTCACAAGAAGTCCGTCGCGCTGATGAAGTTCCTGTCGGGGTTCGCTCGGACGCTCGGACCCAAGGCGGGCAAGCACGTCTACGTGGTCGGAGGTGCTGTACGGGACTTCGTTCTGGACCGGCCTATCAAGGATGTGGACGCGGTCGTTGACGCGGTCAACCTGGGGCATGATTCGGAATGGTTCGCGGACAAGCTGATTCGTGCGGTGCCTGCGCGGATGAACAAGAAGACCAACCAGTGGGGCGTCGTTCTTCTGAAGGTGCTTGAGCCCTGGGATCTCAACGGGCTTGACATGGAGGGCGAGGAAATCGAGATTGCAAACGCCCGGACCGAGTCCTACGAGGAGGGCGGGTACAAGCCCACGGGCGTGGCGCCGTCAACAATCCAGGACGATGTCTACCGGCGAGAGCTTACCTACAACACCCTGCTGATCCGCTTGATGGCCCTGGCGAACGGCCCAGACAAGAAGGACATCCTCGATCTGACGGGGTGCGGACTCCGGGACCTGGCCGAGGGTCGGATGCAGTGCCCGGCGGACCCAGGCAAGACCTTCTCGGATGACCCCAGTCGAATGATCCGGGTGATCAAGTTCGCCCTCCGGTACGGACACAAGCTCACCCCGGACACTCGCGCTGCCATCAAGCAGAACGCGCCGAAGCTCAAAAACATCCCCTCGTCTCACCTCGCCCAGCTTCTCACCCAGATCGTTCTCACCGAGAGCACCTGGAAGAAGGCGCTGGCCATGATGGAGGACCTGGGACTGCTGGAGCCGGTACGGGAACTGATCCTAAAGGACAAGGGCTTCCGCTCCACTCTTGAGAACTACGTTCGCGACCAGCGCATGGATCTCGTGTTCGGGCTTCTGGACGTGGGTCTTCCTCTGGGTGCCAGCATCCAGTTCTTGCCCTCAAGCGAGCAGGTTCGGGTTCGCGAGATCACCCTGGGGATGGAGCGGGATGACGCCTGGGAGTTCCTGGGTATGCTCAAGAACCCAGGCAACGCATACAAGGACAAGAGTTTCGTTCCCGACCTGGCTCGGAAGTACGACCTCGAGCTTCGGGACATGGGCAGACTCGGGGCTCAAGTGAGGCAGATCGGCCAGAAGCTCTTGCTGGACAACCCCGACCTGGCGCAGCAGGCCTCGCGCCTGAAGCAAATGATCTCAAGGGAACTGGAAATGAACTCTGACGGCCTGAAGCAGAAGTGGGGCGCGACGATCGCCGAGGCGGTTCTGGGTGTGCCCCGCCAGGGCTCAGTCAAGATCGCTCGCAGCTACACCAAGATCGCGATGTTCGACTTTGACGGAACGCTGTTCCGTTCCTGGGAGAAGACACCGACCTGGTGGAAGGGTTCGGAGCTGGACGACGGTCCCTTCTCCTTCTTTGTGCGGGAGGAGTCCCTTGGCGAGCCTTGTGTGCCCGATCGGCCCTCGTCGAACTACTGGATCCCCACCCCCGTGCAGGAAGCCAAGAAAGCGATCCGCGAGGCAAGCACCTACACCGTCGTGGTCACGGGGCGCATCCGCAGGCACAGCAAGCGGGTGAAGGAGCTCCTGGGACAGAAGGGACTCCGGTTTGACGCGATGTACTTCAACCCCGGTATGTCAGCGGCTCGGTTCAAGGTCGTGGTGTTGCGCAACCTTCTGGCCGGTCTCAACACGGTGAGTGAGATTGACATCTGGGAGAACGAGAACATCACCACGTACGAGTCTGACCTGAAGGCTACATCCAAGGCGCTGGGCCGTCCTCTCAAGATCCAGACGTTCCCCATCCACCAGCCTGCGCACGAGCTGATCTGCTCGCCTGAGGACTTCCACCTTCCTTCCCAGAACTCGGCGATCCCCAGAGAAGTCCGCATGGCAGCGGAGACCGGAGACGGCAGCGGTGTTGGGCTCTTCATCCCTGTTCCGAAGGAGATCTCCGCCCAGTTCCCCAGAAAGGAAGAGGACACCTCGCCCCAGCATGTCACTTTCCTGTACGTGGGGGCTGTTCCGAAGGCGAGGCAGGACGAGTTTCTTCAGGTTCTGGAGACGGCTCTGGTAGACCTGGACGCCCCGGTGCAAGCCTCCCTGGGGGAACTGGACAGGTTTGTGACTCCCACAGGCAAGGTGGTGTTCAGCACCGTCCGGTTTTCGAAGGATCTGAGCGCGGTTCGCGACCAGGTCTGGGCAAAGCTTGAGGGAGCGGGCTTCGATGTCGCCGACAAGTTCCCTCGGTACAACCCTCACTCCACGATTGCGTATCTGGACGACCCTCACTCCGACATGAAGCTGGTGGCTCCGACCGGCAGCTGGCAGTTCGGCGAGATGGAGGTCTGGGGGCTTCCCAAGAAGCACGTGATCCCCTTCGGCGAGAGGGTGTCTCTTAGGGAACCCCTGCCCGAAGCCAGCGTGCAGCGGGTGGCCCGCCTGCTTGAGATGCGCGGCAGTGTGGTTGAAGTTCGCCGCAGGCGAGGCCAACCGTGAAGCCCTCCCCCGCGAGGGTGGTGGCGATGATGCAGGGCAGAACTGCCTGCATCATTGCTGCGGGGCAATGGGGAGGCCATCGGTGTTTGCTGAAGAACCGCGACCGGAACTACGCCCCCAAGGTAAAGATCTACCACGAGATCCGCGAGGGCGTTGAGGTTCTGTATCTCAAGGATGAGGGGACGGGCTGGGTCGAAGGCCTGAACGAGTTCGGCATCGGCGTTGTCAACTCCGCCTTGCAGGTGGCCCGCGACGAGGCCGAGAAGCGTCTCGTCAAGGAAGTGGGCAAGAAGTCGAAGGACGGAGCTCGGATCCTAAAGGTCCTGGAGCAGAAGAGCCTCGATGAGGCTCTGGCTATTGCGTGCGAGTACCAGGGCGGTGTCAAGGGGCATACCTTCCTGGTATCTCCCGACAAGACCCTGAGCATCGAGCACACGTCTAAGCACGATTGCGTGACCAAGACAGTGCGCGGGGATCAAATCCACACTCGGACCAACCACGGGTTCGCGCACGAAAATGCGGGGTACACCCACGATTCAGACGACTACCTTTCCTCGGTGACACGTAGGAACCAGGCGCAGAAGACGCTCCGGGGTCTCAAGTCCCCCGCTGACATCGCGCCTGCTCTCTACGGGAAGCGGAAGAAGGACCGCGCCGACCCGAACAACATGGTCCGAAATACGGACAACATGATCACCTCGAGCCAGATGGTGCTTGACTCCACAGCGAAGGAGGTGTTGTTCTACATCCTGCCCGGAGACACCGAGTATCTCGGCTATGAGGCGGACCTCCCTGCGGGATACAAGCCCAAGGTGGTACTGAAGGTGTTCAAATACACCGAGCTCAGCGAAGACGGGAAGTTCGAGACGAAGCCCTTCAAGAAGGCGGCGTCGAAGCTGCCCATCATGGACCCCCTCTTCAACCTGAGGGAGGCAGCGAAGCAGCTCCTGCTGCTCGAGGACCATCTGGCGCACCCGGCGAAGTTCTGTCCAGACTGCATCCGCAAGCACCTCCTCACGGCCGAGGCATTCCTCGAGGAGGCGGTTGGCCTGGACAAGACGGGCACTCTAACAGAGAAGCTGAGGCCGCTGCCTGGGGTTGTTCGGCAGCTCTGGACCCTGTATCAGAACAAGGCTCCTTCTCAGCAGCTGGGCCAGCAGGTGCGCAAGCTCCGCAAGCAGCTTGTTATCCAGTCTTCCGCTGTTAGGGTCGCCTCTCTCTCGAGGTTCTTCACAGGCTACCGCGCACTGTCGGCGGAGCCCGAAGACCCCCAGAAGCCTGGACACCGTTTCTGGGAGTTCCAGGATTGTAGAGTCCATACCGTGATCCAGCCCAAGCAGGGTCGCGCACACCTGGTCATGATTCAGCTGGAGGACCCCCGTGATTGTTCTGGTCGGGGAGCGGGTTCCACTGTCCTGAAGGAGATCCTCCGCCTTGCGGATAGTACGGACACAGAGCTTTCCCTGATCCCAGCAGCGGTGGGTTCTAAGAACCTGTCCTCTGCACAATTGGCTGCATGGTACAAGCGCTCCGGATTCACCCCGCAAGGGTCGGGAATCCGCCGTCGGTGGGTTCGGTTGCCTGGTGGGGTCGCCCCATCGAACAAGTACCAATTGCTGATCAGAGACTCCACAGGCCGAGAGGAGAGCTTCGAGTTCTTTGCGGATGACATCCAGGAGGCCCGCGACCACGCATGGTCTATGGCGCACGGTTGGGATGTGTCCACTCTCGCCCCCAAAGGTTTCAAGGAGCCCGAGATCGTCTCGTTTCGCAGCGAGGGGGGTCGTTGGAGGGACATCAACGCGTCCGCAGCTTTCAAGTCCAAGAAGAAGGTGAAGACCCCTGATGGTGTCGAGCGGGTGGTGTACGAGTACACCGAGCAGCACCACGACAAGCAGGACAAGGAAAAGGCGAACCGGGTCGAGAAGATCCGCCAGGCCCTCCCGGATCTCCGATCTCAGTACAAGCGCGAGCTCACCTCCGACGACCCCAGAGAGCGCCTCACAGCCCTTGCAGTGGCGCTTATTGACGAGACCTACGAGCGGGTAGGCAACTCCGAATCCGCCAAGGACGGCCACTTCGGGGTCACGGGCTGGCTCAAGAAGCACGTCTCCTTCTCCGGGAACACCGCCACCATCAAGTACACGGGCAAGTCCGGGGTCGACCAGGAGAAGAAGATCTCCTCGGCAAAGGTGGTCTCAGCCTTGAAGGCAGCCCTCAAGGGCAAGAAGCCGGACGACCAAATCCTTTGTGAGGGCGACGACTGCGTGGTCGGGGCAGAGGGCGTGAACGCATACCTGAAGGACTTCGGCGTCACAGCGAAGGACCTCCGGGGCCTGCACGCCAACGAGGAAATGAAGGCCCGGCTGAAGCAAGTCCGCTCGAAGGGGGGCACGCTGCCCTCGGACAAGAAGGAGCGGGAGAAGATCCTCAAAGCAGAGTTCAAGGAGGCTCTCGAGGGCGCTGCGGAGGCCGTAGGTCATGCCCCTTCGATGCTGCGCTCCAGCTACCTGGTTCCCGGCCTGGAGGAGGCTTTCTTGAAGGAGGGGAAGCCCCCCCAGAAGCTGAACAAGCAGGGGTTTGTGTCCGCCCACCGAGTGGCTGAGCGATATGCTCGGGTCCAGTTCCCTAAGAATAAGTGGATTGATGTTTCCACCTCAGATCTTGAACGGGCTGAGGGAGAGACCGTCTGGGACCTCTACTCCATCTCGTACGGGCAGTTGGGCACCCACATCCCAGACCTTGCCACTTTTCTGAGCAAGTACAAGATCCTCAAGCTGATTGACCTGGATGCCGACCAGGCTCCGGACGCTTTTATTGCGTACAAGGTCACCCCGTTCGGAAACAAGTTGGCCTTGATGGGCACGGACGGCACCCGCGCTGCGAAGTCTGCAGTGGTGCGGCAGACCATGGCTCTAATCAAGCAACGGGGCTGGTACGGAGAGGCTTCCCATAAGGTAGCTCGGATGTTTGAGTCTGCGGGAGCTCCCCGCATCACGGACGAGAAGGTAGTCCGCGCTGTCCTCAAGGGGAAGGACATCAAGTGGGAGGGCGACGGCTACTATCAGCGTCAGCTCGCAAGTCTGGGCATGGTCCAGAAGGCACTGTACGGACACCCGAAGGTTCGGGGTGCTTCTGTGAAGACCGCAGCCTTCGACATCACCTCCCACTGCCCTCACTGCATGGGCATCTTGCACGACGGCGCCAAGTTCTACGACAGGTGTGGTGATTGTCCCTACGAGGTCAACCTCGGCGGTTTCTCGAAGCACTGGAACGACACTCCCTGCGAAGGGCTCCCCTGCGAGAGGATGTCCAAGGACGAGGAATGGCAGCCGATCCCCACTGAAGACCCTCGCCTGCCTATCATGGAGGAGCGAGCTGCAAAGCAGAAGGCCTGGTTCGCCCAGAGCGGCTGGGGGTCGAAGACCGCGAGCCAGCGACTGATGTTCCCGGCGTCAGAGCTGAAGAGCGGAGTGGGGGAGTACCAGGCAGGGTGGTGGCGGGGCTTCAACCCCCGATCTCGGGAAGCTCGCGAGTGGGCGAAAACCGTGGACTTCTCGGAGCCGGTGGGGGTTCTGGTACACCGCGACGGGACGGTGGCTTTCTCCGACGGTCACCATCGAGCCATGGCGGGGAAGATCTTGGGGCGGGATATCCCCATCAAGATCACGTACAGCAAGCTGTTCCCGGAAGTCTGGGCCTGGTATCTGGGGGAGATCCGGAAGGGGCGAACCCTCCGTCAGATTAACCCCGACGGGGGATACCTGGACTATGTCTACCAGGAGCAGCGACGTACTGCTGCCAGCAACCAAGACATCATTGAGGCCCCCCACAACCACCACCCGGTGAAGGTGGAGCCCCCCCAGGCAAAGCGGAAGGAGTTCCCGTTCGAGGGCTACCTTGACTTCCAGGGCATCCAGATCGACGTTGAGAACAAGAAGGGTGCCACCCGCTCTGGCGAGGCACCCGACGGGACCGAGTGGTCGATCAAGATGCACGCCCACTACGGCGAGATCCGAGGGACCGAGGGCACTGACGGGGACAAGCTGGACGTGTACGTGGGGGATAACCACGACTCCTCGGTGGTCGTCGTCATCCACCAGCAGGACCCTGGGACTGGAAAGTTCGACGAGGACAAGGTCATGCTCGGGTTCGACTCACCCGAGGAGGCGATCGGTCTCTACAAGAAGCAGTACGACCGTCCCGGCTTCTTCAAGGACGGTGAGTTCCTCACTATGCCTGTGGGTCAGTTCTGGCGCTGGGTCCAGGAAGATCGGAACAAGGGCAAGAAGATGCATGCGTCTGCATTTCGGGTCGCCTTGCGCTGGGCTTCGCGAGACCAGGGCTCAATCAACGACCCGATGTTCAATGAGTCCTTGCGGACTCTGTTCAGTACGAAGACCCGCCTTGAGAAGGAAGACGAGGCAACCGAGGACCTCATCAAGCAGTCCCCTACCAAGAAGCCGCCTCGTACTGACCTCCAGACCCGCAAGGTGAAAGAGACGGACGAGGAACAGGACCCGGACGAGAAGCAGGACAAGAAGGACCGGTCCCAGAACTACAAGGACTCCTCGGCCCGTCGGGTCGCCTTGAGGTTTCTGGCCGAGGAGACTAAGAAGGTTCGGGTTCGGAAGAAGGACACAGGGCAGGTCACTGAGGTCACTGAGGACACCCTACGTGACCGAGGCAGTGAGTACGAGTCTCTCGAGGAGGGAGACGCTTCGGAAGGCGATTCTCCGAAGGACGACGGGGGCAAGGCGGAGGTTCCTCCGAAGCCAGACCCCAGCAACCTGCCCGGCTCCGACGACGACCCAGACCCGAAGAAGTTTGAGGACTTCCAGAAGTCCTTGATGGACCGCTATCTGGCTCTGGGCCTGGCTGAGGACGAAATCAAGGGTGTCACCGAGGGTCTTTCCGACAAGAGCGACGCTGAGGCAGCCGTAGAGCTTCTGGAAGAGGAAGCCGAGAAGGCTGGCGCGGCGAAGGCTGAAGCCGAGGCTGAAGCGAAGGCCGAGGCTGAAGCGAAGGCCAAGGTGAAAAGGGAGAAGGCTGAGAGCAAGGCAAAAACCGAGTTGATCGACAACGTCGTGAACGTGCTTTCCGAGACCTCCGAGAGTACGGTCTCCCGAGCCATTAATGATCTCAAGCCTGAGCAATACGCCGTCTTCAAGGAAACCCTGGACGCAGCGCGCACGGCCCTGGCCGCCGCAGCGCCGGAAGACCTGGCGGAGTTCATCAAGGACGCAAAGCAAGCGCAAGAGGACCTGGAGGACACGGGGGATGTCGGGGAGAAGCTTCATGCTAATCCGAAGAAGATGGCCGAGTTCCTGGCTAAGGTCGAGCACTACGAGAAGGTGATCGACAACCCGGTGGTCGACGCGGACAACCCTCTCTCCGAATCTGGTGCTCCTCTCACGGAGGGCGATCTTCGAAAAGCTCAGGATGTAGCGGTGGCCCGCGCCGAAACGGCTGTGGCCAAGTACCGCCAGATGGACCAGGACGGGCGTGTCCGCCATCTGGACAAGCTGGCTCGCGAGATGGAAGACCTCAAAGAAGGTGACCCTCGACGCATCGAGATAGAGGCTATCCAGAGGGGTCTGGTCGTAGCAGGGGCCCTGGAAGACGGAAAGGATGCCCAAGGGGTGGGTTCTTCGATGGCGAGGCTCGTCGGCGCTGCGGATGCGGGCGGCAACTTGCGCAAGATCCTGAGCATCGGCACCCTGGGGGGCGACGAGAGCCTCGGTTCGGATGACCAGGCTTTCATCCGCGATGTCTACGATGACCTCACAGGATCGCAGTTCCTGGGTCTGGTTTCGGACGACCACCCGGCGTACCCCATCGCTGAGCTTCTGTCGGACCCAGAAAAGAACAAGAACATGTCGGCCGACGACCACGCCATGATGAAGGAGATGATGATCGACTTCTTGGTGATGGACACTGCCTTCCTTGACCCCGCGACAACCCGCAAGGTCGGCCCAGGCGCGAAGGTGGGTGAGCATGACGCCGAGGCAAAGAAGACCCGAGCGCAGGTGGGCAAGAAGCAGAAGGAGTTCCCGAAGGACGTGAAGGAACAGAAGAGCTGGGTGGACACCCTTCTCCAGGCGCTGGGCAAGCACATCAAGAAGACTCCTTCCAAGAAGACCCCCGCAAAGCCGACTTCTGCCCCGCCCCCCGCCGAGAAGAAGCCCGCGCCGCAGCCCTCCGAGAAGGAGGTGGTTGAGGAAGAGCATGCAGCGGGCACGGTCTGGAAGACGGACGAGGGCAAGTACGGGGCAAAGAACCCTGCGGGCGACGTGGACTACTTCGATGACAGGGCGGGAGCTGACGCGCACGCGCAGGGCCCTGCAAAGAAGGTTGCTTTGACCTGGGACTTTGCCCCCTGGGGGTAGTTTTCCCTCCGACCGCTAAAACCGATCCTCTACAAGCCAAAGCTCGCTTCTCTCGCAGCAGAAGCGGGTCTTTCGCGGTAACTCCTTTATACACAACACCGATAGTGTGTCGGCCCTGCCGCCCCGCTCAAGCTTTTCCTTCTTCAGGAGTACTTCAATGCCCAGTAAGCTGACCCGTCGGGGTGCTCGCGAACTGACCGTGGCCATCGACAAGATCGCCGACACAGTCCAGCAGAACGCCGACATCCTTGGTATCGATCCGAAGATCGCTATCGACTTCGCCTATCGGAGCGACCTGATTTCCGACGCGGTCGAGAATCGGGCGGTCCTCAACTTCCCGGTCACCGCTTCCGAGGAAGTCGAGGAAGAGGAAGTCGTCGAGGAGTCTTCCAAGAAGGCAGACTTCGACCCGAACGAGATCGCCGAGCCTGAGACCGGACCGCTTGAGAGCGAGCCGGACGAGGCGGGCTACATGTCGGACCACTTCCAGCAGGCCGAGTTCCACGAGCTGGGTGATCTGCAGGAGTCCGGAGGTCTGGGCAAGTTCGCTTCCCTCCTGACCGCTGCCGAGACCTACTTCAGCGACAGCAAGTCGGCGGCCATGCCCAACGTCACTGTGCAGGGCTACGACCAGTTCACGGACCAGATCCGTCGCCTGGATGCACTCAACACTGAGGCCATGGAGCTTCAGGCTCAGATCGACGCCGCAGTGGCGCCTCTTCTCGAAGCGAAGGCGGGTCTGGACAAGGAGCTCAAGGCCGCGCACGAGGGCATCAAGAAGGAGTACAAGGACAAGCTCTCCGAGGTCGGCAACATCACCATCGAGCGCAAGACCGCTCTGGTGGAGGCTCGGGCGATGCTCAAGGTGGTTGAGCGCAAGCGCACCGCCACGCAGGTCCAGAAGGAGCTGATGAACGCTATCTCCGAGAAGTACGGTGCTGAGGTCTCCGAGTTCATCAACGAGACCACGGACGCTCTTCGCGACACCAACAAGACGATGGCGATCGCCTTCAAGGGCTTCGAGCTCGAAGATCGCGCCCTGCGCACCGCTTCCGAGAAGGTGGCCGGTCTCGCCGACCTCCTCGCTCGCTTCCAGAGCCTCCTCCTGAAGAACTGGCGCAAGATGGTGCAGGTGGTGCAGAACGCAGCCCGCATCGTCGCAGGCTCCAGCCGCTCCGTCGAGAAGGTTCACGGCGAGTTCATGGGCGTGGCCAAGGACATCATGAGCGGCAAGCTCGCTTCCTCGCAGCTTCCCCGCGAAGCCGCTGAGGAAGAGGTCGAAGAGGTCGTCGAGGAAGAAGAGTCTTCCAAGAAGGCATCCGTTCACTTCAACCTGTTCCAGTAGGGGCTCTCTTGAAGCGGGAAGCAGACAACTTCATCGACTACCAAGCGAAAGCTGCCGAGTTCTCCGTAGGGGGAGTGGTGGTTCCGTTCGGTATGTTCGACAGCCAGGCCGGACGTGTCACAGCAGTGTGGCCCGCCATCGGCATGGTTGATGTGGAGATGTCGACGGGCAACCGTCGCTTCCCGGTCGAGGACCTTCAGAGGATGGACAACGACGGGTCGGCGAACCCCACCCACACCAACACGGGTGCGGGTGGCGCCGAGACAGTCAGCGTCCCAGGCGGACCGGTTCCTTCTCGGGTAGCCCAGGCATTCGCTCGCAAGGCGTTGTACTGGGCCTCCCGAGACCGCAAGTACCGGATGGACAAGTCCGAGTGTGACTCGGGTCGTCCCTGTTGCCCTCGGTGTGAAGGCGCTCCCCCTCTCAAGAAGGCCATCTACAAGCGGCGTGGCGGGGCCAGCGACAAGCTCTTGGGCTGTCCTCAGTGCATGTTCCTGATCAAGGACACCGACGTTATCAACCCCACCTCAGCCCCCCAGGTCGAAGTGGAAGTGACGGTCTAACATGGGACACCTCAAGACAGCCAATGCCATGGTCACACACCCCCGCGTGACGGGACGCGGGTGGGACGGTGTTCGTCGGGTTGCCGCCTCAGGGGCTTCGACGCAGAACCTCTCCGACCAGGCTCGTGAGATTCTGGGTGGGTCCCTGGACCCGGACCAGTGGCTGTTCACTCATTGCACCATTGTGGCGTCAGTGGACGTCGACAAGGTCGCGGGTGCTGAGCCGGGCAAGATCAAGGTCGGCTCCGCCACGGTGGATCGCCGCTACACCGACTACCACATCAAGCCCGAAAGCTCCCAGTACGTCAACAACAACGGTGACTCCTGGTCTCGCCAGGTGCTTCTGGCCAGCTACCCGACCTTCGTCGGAGGCCACAACTTCCAGGAGCACGTGCAGGTAGAGGAGAAGTCGAAGGGTCGCATCATCGATGCGGTCGCTCGCGATATCGGAGATTCGGTCTACGTCGATATCCTGGTCGCCACTTCCCTGAAGCACACAGGCCTGATCGCGGACATCCGCTCGAAGAAGATGGGCACGCTCTCCATGGGCTGCACCACCGACTTCACAATCTGTACGAAGTGCGGCCACTACGCCGTCGACGAGACAGACCTCTGCGATCACGTCAAGACGGCGAAGCTGAACACCTTCATTGACGACAACAGTCAGACCCGTGTTATTGCCGAGCTCTGCGGGCATGTGGACCACGACGAGACGGGTGGTGTGCACTTCATCGAGGCCAGCTGGGTCGCGGTCCCCGCCTTCACCGGAGCGGTGATGCGTAACATCCTGAGCACGGGCGATGTCGCAGCTCAGGAATCTGAGATCCGCAGGATCCTCTCCACTCCCCGCCCTTCCTGGTCCGACTCTGCGATCGCAAAGGCTGCGTCTATGGGGGTGGTGGGTCAGTCCCGCAGCCGGGTCGCCTTTGAGTTCGGCGGGGACGACGAAAAGGAAGAGGGCGGAGAAGCCCCTGCCGCAGAGACCGCAGCTCCGCCCTTCAAGGATCTCGAGGATGAGGTCTACGACCGGGTCAAGGACCGGGTTCGGAAGCGCCTGGAACAAGAGATGCGAGAGAAGGAAGTCGCGAAGGCTATTGCTCCCTCCGACGGTCCCAACGACACTCTCAACAAGGAAGCTCGGGTCTCGGTTCGCCCAGCCCCTACTCTTTCTTCGCAGGCGCATCGCAGCCAGATGAACCGGGAGGCAGGGGCTCGCTACAACAGCACCCTGAAGAACCTGGTGCGAGTCGCCTCTTCGGACGCCGCTCTCGTAGAGGGGTGCGCCGCCACCAACAAGACGTTCGGGGTTCGTGTTGACCCCCGAGTGTACCGCGCCGTGCTTGCACACGGCGGAATCAAGGGCTCCAGCTCAGAGCAGAGCTACGTGCGCAAGTGCGCTCGGGTCCTTGGTAGAGATCTTAGTCTTGCCGAACTCCGGGTTGTTGTCCGGGTCGGCACTCTGCTTTCCCTCTGGGAAGGCTACAACAACCCGACACCCCCTCTCTGAAGGAGTTCGAAATGTCCACCCGCCAGCGCATGACCTGGGCCGAAGAGGCCCGCAAGGCTTCTGCCCACCCCGCCACCCCCGACGAGGGCCCCGCATCTCCGGCAGGAGACGGCGTGGATCCCGGTCAGGATGACTACAAGAACGGAGACACCTCCAGCTGGGCTGAAGATGTTCACCCCGGTCCCTACACCAACGGTGAGCACCCCGCCACCCCCGACGAGGGCCCCGCTTCCCCCGCCTACAAGGCTGCTGCGCTCGACCGCCGCGCCGCCCAGTGCATCCGCATCGCCATCTCGATGCTGGGTGATCCCGAGGGTGACGAGACCAAGGTCGCCGCAGTCGAGGACCAGGCCATGGCCCTCATGGACCTCCCCGACGCTTCCATCAAGGCCAGCCTGAAGCGCCTTGGCGAGGATGTTGAGGAAGAGGAGATGGAGGAAGAGGAGTCCAAGAAGGCTTCCCTGAACAAGGCCGCGACTGCCAAGATCGCCTCCAACGAGGCTCGCATCGCCCGCATCGAGCGCATCCTGATCCGCCTCGCCGAGGACGACGAGGACGACAAGGACGACGACTCCGAGGAAGTCGAGGAGGAGGTCGTCGAGGAAGAGGAGTCCTCCAAGAAGGCGTTCATGGACGAAGAGGCCATGCTCGAGGAGATGCTCATGGAAGAGGGCATGATGGACGACGAGGAGGCCATGCTCGAGGAGATGCTCATGGAAGAGGGCATGCACCACGAGGCTCCCGAGGAGGAGATGCTCGCGGAAGAGGGCATGGAGGCTGAGGAGGCCTGCGGCGAAGAGGCCATGGGCGACGAAGAGGCGTGTGGCGAGGAGGCCATGGCCCTCATGGACCTCCCCGACTTCGACGTCTCGCTCGACGGCGACATGGACGACCCCATGGGCGTTCTGGCCACCGAGCTCGACGGCGACGAGCAGGCCGTTCTGGCTTCCCTGTACGGCGAGGAGACCCCCGCCGCCAAGGAAGCAGCCGTGAAGCTCCGCCCGCAGCCCAAGAAGGCGAGCGTCGGCGCGGCGAAGCTCGGCGGCCCGGTGACCAAGGAGGCTTCCTCCGAGGTCAACCAGCTCGAGCAGCTCTGGGAGTCGGCTCCGGACGTGAGCAAGCACTTCTGATCTTCCCAGATCGGCGAAACCTGGTGCCCCGAGGAACCCCCTCGGGGCACCAGCTCGTTTAGGGCAGACCTCTTATTCGGGCCAGAGTTTCGGCTTCAGGGATTTCTTTAGCCCCTGCAAGGTCCAACTCCAAGCAATACCCTCTTTATACCGGGGAGGGAAGGTAGATCGTAAAGGTCTGGCTGGACGGCAAATCTGCCCTCAGCCCCAGTTCATCTCTCAGCTGTAAACAATGAGGAGAGCAAAATGCCTCTGCTTGGACAGGCGAGTGGTGGATGGTTGGAGTCTTCGAGTGCGCTCCGGATTCTGCACGTTGGTGTGCGGAACTCGGTGGGAACTCTGTCGGCCGATGCCTTCACCCAGACCAACCCCCCCATCCGTACGACGACGACGCTCATCAGCACCAACGTGGACACGACTGTCCTCGGCTGCCTGAGCGGCTCCGTCGCCTTCTCCCGCCCCGACTCGGGTAGCAACGACATCGGCGGTCCCGTCACTGTCGCGGCTTCCGGGATCACTGCTCTGCAGGCGATCCTGACCCGTCCCCTGGGCATGTTCATCAACACTGCAGCCGGGAACTCCTTCGAGAACCAGCCTGCCGTCGCGAGCAACAAGAGCCCCTACGTCTCCGGGCAGGGCACCTACGCCTCGCAGCTCTTCGAGACGCAGGCTCTGGTCACCGCTGCAGCCTACACCGCTGCTGACGACCTGACCTACACCACGGGCATGCCTCTGGGTGCGTCGGACAACGGGTACTTGTACCCGATGGTCGACTCCGCAGGAGCTGACTACACGGCTGGTGGGTTCCTCGAGAACACCAACTCCGTTCCTGCTGCCGCTGGCGGCGTCACCATTCTGGGCCTGCTCAAGATGCCCTCGGACTCGACGCAGTCCGAGATCGTCTTCGACCAGCGCGTCTGAGGAGAAACATCATGTCCGTATCCAACGACGTGAAGGCCAAGCTCATCAGTGAGTTCATCGGCACACAGGCGGGTCGTCACAAGCTCGCCGCTTCCATGACCCAGCCGCTGCGCATGCGCCGCGACTACATGGCAGTGGGTCGCAAGACCTTCCTGGTCGAGCAGCTTCCCGATGGCGCCCTGCCCATCTACGACAAGGACCCCGACGTCACGGCCTACGTGGTCGGCGAGGAAGGCGAGAACATCCTCGCCATCACCAAGCCGCGCCGGGTCATCTTCCCGCTGTTCGAGATCGCCTCGAACCCCGAGATCCCCCTGACCCAGATCAAGGAGCGCCGGTTCGACCTGATCGAGCGCGCCCAGGACCTGGCACGGGCTCAGATCCAGGCAGCGGAAGACGAGCGTGTCTTCGCCGTCCTCGACAGCATCGCGACCAACGGGTTCGACAGCATCGCCGGTGGCGAGAACGCCGACACCGCCGTCGTGGCCCCCATCTCGGGTGCCGTCCTCGCTGACGCCTTCTCGCTCGTGGAGCGCCACGACCTTCGGGTCGCCCGCGTCTTCATGAACGCTCGGGACTACGCTGACCTGCGCAAGTTCGGTCGCGACATCCTGGACATCGAGACGCAGCGTGACCTGCTGAAGACCGGCCTCATGGGCACCATCTGGGGCGCGAGCATCATCGTCTCCCGTCTGGTCCCCGTGGGCACCGTGTACATCTGCTGCGAGCCCGAGATGTTCGGTCGGATTCCCGTCCGCACCGAGCTGACCGTGCTCTCCGCCGATGACCCGAAGGCTCGCACCATCGGCTTCAGCTGCTTCGAGAACATCGGTCTGGGGGCATTCAACCCCAAGGGCCTCGCCCGTCTGACCATCGCTCGGTAGTCAAGCCTCCTCAGGGCAACCTGAGGAGTAGACCCCGTTGGAACCCTGTTCGGCCTGGCCGAGCAGGGTTCCACTCGTTTTCGGATCTACCTGCGCCCGATAGGCCAGGTGTCTGTGTCCTCTTCCTCCCACGGCAGCTGGGCCAAGAGCACATAGCCCTGTTCCAGTGCGAGGTTGCGGACTTCGGCCACAGCGGCGCTGTCGCTGTCGAAGGGACCTACTTCCAGATCCCCTGCGTGACTGTGTCCGAACCACCCTTCCCCGTCCGTGTAGACCTCAAAGGCTGAGTCCACCACAGCCTCCCGGGGATATTCCGCAGGTCTGGACTTTCTTAGGGATTCCCTAAAGGTAGGCCATACCCAGCCGCCTCCCTCTCTGGGGATCGGAGGCAAGAGAGGCCTGAAGCCTCCGTTCCGATCCCGGCGGAGAAGCTCGCGCTGCACGCAAGCCCTGTTTACAGGGTCGTCCAGAAGAGCAACAAGGGCCTGGTAGCGAGCTGACATCGCTCCAATGTTACCCTGCGGGGTGGGCACAGTTTCTCGCCTATCTCCGTTTCGAGGGCGGAGGTCTCCAAATGGCTGCAAGCATTCGTAGTCTGCGCAACGGGATCACTCCCATTGATGACGGCAGTCGGGATGACTTGGTTGCCACGGATGTCGTGCTGGTTTCGGCCCTGGACGCGGCGACGACCTACGCCTGGACCCTGGTGTTCGTCCCTGAGGGTTCTTCAGCGACCTTCTCCGGTTCCACCACTGCTGTCAGCCCAGGCTCCTTCACAATCGATGTGACGGGCGCGTACCTGGTCCGACTGATTGTAGACGCGGGGCTCTCAACGGAGAGTACTCAGTACGTCCGTCTCCGTGCCCTCACTACGGACCTGGGTCTCAAGCTGGTAGCTGCAGGGGAGCGTCGCGACGGAACCGGCATCATTCCGGTTGACGTAGACACCGAGGGCTGGGCGAACGAGCAGAACGCAAACCTGAAGGCGCTCGAAGCAGCCACGACCTACCGGGTTCCGTACCACCTCAATATGGCCCCGGTCGCTGCCGGGTCAGTCTCGTACCGAGGCTGGGTGTCCGAGACTTCTACGCTTGTGGGTGTCCGAGCCTACATGACGGTCATCAACGCGGCTGGTGCGTACGACCTCACTGTTCAGAACGTGGCCACCGGGAACACAGTTCTCGTCAGTAGCCCCTTCGACATGAACACCCTGGTGGCGGACACAGTCACCAACCTGACGCTCTCAGCTACCGCTGCGGACCTCGCCTTTGCAGCTCTGGGGAAGTGGACTATCACCTTGACCTCGGACAACCCTGCGTTCACGGGTTCTGGAATCTACATCGAACTCCTGTTCGAGGTTTGACCATGCTTGTGGTGACACCACTATTTCACCGATAGGGCGGGACTCGTATGGCCACCGCTTCGATTGACAGCTCCGTCACTGCACCCACACCGAAAGGTAGTGTCATCGGCGCCAGCCGTGACGACCTCGAAGTCAACGATGTCGTCCTTCTAAACTCCGTCAACGCGGGGACCGCATACGCATGGTCCATTGCGTTTTCGCCGTCCGGAAGTGTCGCTGCCTTCTCCGGGTCTGCCGTGGCTCAGAGCCCAGGCTCCTTCACAGTAGACAAGGAAGGACCCTACCTGGTTCGGCTCTCGTACACCGACGGAACAGGCACCACCGAACAGTTCGTACGTCTGAGGGCTCTCACCGCAGTCGGCGGGGTCAAGCTTGTTCCCGCCGGAGAAGCTGTCGGCCCCGTGCCGGTTCCGGTTGACATCACCCCTGCGGGCTGGGCTGACGATCAAAATGACAACCTGCTCGCTATCCTGGGTCTTATCAAGACAACCGGGTCGACGGGTCGGTTGCTCTACGTGGATGCCGCCCAAGGAGACTACACCACCATCCAGGCAGCCGTCGACTACGCTCAAGCGCAGAGCCCTTCGACGGCCTTGCCCTGGGTAGTCCTCGTCCGCCCAGGAACGTACACCGAAGACCTTGTTTTCAAGCCCTACGTCCACGTGTTCGGCTGGCCTGGCGGGGAGCTGACTAAGGTCGTTCGGATCCGCAACTCCTCTGCAACACACACCGCTGTTCTGCCTCTAAGCGGCGACACCCTGGTCCTGTCCAACCTGTACTTCGCGAGGCTTGACGCCAGCGCGAACGCAGTCCTTAGCCAGACTGGAGCGGGAGCCCTCAAGGTAGTCGGCTGCTCTTTGATCGCGTCCGGGTCGGGAAGCCCCCAGGGACCTGCGATTATCACGGCTGGGACAGGAAGTCTTGAGCTCCGCAACTGCCACCTGCTCTCGAATGTAGCAGCTTCGGCGGCCAGCCTTTCCTTGCAGGTCGGGGCGGGCACCACGGCCGACATCTGGGACTCCCACTTTTCGGTCCGAGGTCTCTATGCTGTAGCAGGCTCCACTGTAAGCATCCGGGACTCAGTCTTTGAAGTGGGAGGCACCTACGGGATCTGGTCCGACGCCACGACCTTCACAATGGACTACACCGCTGTTAGCGGAGCCTCTTCTTCCGACGTAGCGTTCAACCCCGCTGGCGCAGCAGTGACCGGGAACGTGGCGGCCACTATTCGGTGGTGTGTGCTGGACGGCCTGGTCTTCGATAAGACGGGCGTCACTGGGACGACTTCTCTCTCGCTGGGGGCGGTGGACCACGGGACATTGAGTTTCCCCGGAGGGTCCCCCACCACCTTGTCGGCAACGGTGCCCTCCAGTACCGTCTTCTTCAACAACGCCGTGACCGG